TCCCTTTGTTATTATGTTTTCATAACGAAAAAAACTATAGATCTCCTTTCTATGTGTAAGTTAATTCTAATGTTGTCTCTTGAGCACCAGATGGTTCTCTTGAGTCTTTATTAATCGGATATTGTTTTGGTAAACTATCCTTACAGGCATTTAAAACTATCTCATGTTTTTTATCTGCTTGTGAAAAAACGTGTTTCATCTTTGTGATTAAATATTTACCTGTTAAGTATTCATCGAACTCTTTTTCGTGAACACGGCCTTCAACTGGCATTAATATTTCTATCACCTGTCCAGCAGCAATTGCGGTATATCCAGTGATTTTCATAGTTATGTTAACTCCAAAGTTAAGTTCAAGCATTTTTGATTGTCTGTGTGGAAAAGAGTTATCAGATACGATACCACTCCGTTGATATGAGTATAAATTATTTGGGTCATCGTGAGAGGTGTCACTAATCCCCCCAGATGAACTAGATGCATGTAAATGGATTTTTGCATCCGTAAAATCACCAATCGTATTATCCTCTTGATCTATAAAAGAATCATTATATATAGGATTTTCATCAATTGTAGGAAAGGCATTAAAGTCATCAAAATACTTAAATTCTTTTTTTACATAATTTTTTTGATATGGATTATACTGTATTATGTTAGATCCCAACATCCCACCCCTAGAACTTAGTAACATATCTCTATTAGAATTTATTTGATAATCTAAAACTCTTTCAAACTCATTTACTGGGTTTGGTCTTTTTTCACCAGGCTGAAGTGATTCTAAATCACCAGTATTGAACACACCAACAACACCAGCCTCGTACATACTTTGCAAACTTTTAAAGTGTATGCCCTTTGTATTTTCAAAAAAGAAAAAGTGGGGAGAGGAATATCTAGCAGACAAAGCTTCTTCTTTTAGATTGTTGATAAAAGTGTAAGGTCTGATATTTGGTGATATGACTTTTCTGATTCCAGAGGTTGGTTCAATAAATAATCTTTTCTTACTGTTAAGATAACGAACATCTCTTACTACATTTTCTATGGTTTTATCTATTGTGTCAGTATAACTTTTTGAAACTCGTGTGCGATTACTTCTTAATAATTCTGGAGAGCAAAAACTTAAAGTAACAATTTGTGCATTATTAGCACCAGTTACTTTTTGATTGACTTTATGTATTGCGAAAACATTTTTACCAAAGTCCATTCTAATATCTTCTAACGTAGGTGTTGATATTACTAACGATAAATACTCTTGACCGATGATAGGTGCGTTTTCAAGAATATTATCAATATCTAAAAGAGTTAAACTACCAGTGAGTGCTGGTGAGTTTATATCTTCAAATATTTCTATCACTTGAACTAGATTTTTTACATCAAGTATGTTTCCTGCCGATGTTAGAATTTTCATCTCTCTGAGATCATATTCTCCAGCATAAGATATTCCAGACATTAGATTATAGATTCCTCCATTAGAGATTCAAATTCTTTAATAAATTGTGGTAAAAAGTTTGGATCTAAAAGTTTTATTTTTCTTCTCTGATCTTGTAAACTTTCCTCATATTCTAAGTTTGTTATTGGAGTTGCAGTCCCATAGAAATCAGTATCACCACTGAAAAGTGCAGAGTTAGAATATACCTCTATCTTAGTGGTGGTGTCTCCAGAGGATTGTGTTACCTCGTAATGATGAACTGCGTTTACATCATCATACTTATCATTGACATATTGTAAAAACTGTGAGTATCTCATTGGCCATTGATGGTATCTATCCGTAATATCATTTATTATCATAATAACCCAATGCAATTCTGGATCATCATATAATTTATCTGCAATTGACTCTGGTGTTTCCCCCTCTTTTACATCGTAAGTATCGTAAATAAGTGTGTTTGTTCTTACCTTTGCGTTTAACGCAACTCTTCTCAAAAGATTTTTTACATCTTTGAATGTTCCGTCCCCTGCTGAATCGTAAACTATAGTGGGAAAATTCTTATCAAAATACATACTAGAATCCCTGTTCTGCTTTTTCTCTGGTGATCAAGTCTAGTTCTTTGAAGTTAAGAGTTAGATTTGTGACAACTGGTTTACCACCTTCATAAGCTTTATATCTATCTCCACCATATGATACATTCATACTTTCAAGAACACACTCTGATATTCGGTGTAAGTTTTGATTTAATGACCCATTATAATAATATTCAATGTCAAAAGTATTTGGTATATTTAATCTTCTGACACTTTCACTTATTGTTTTACTTGGTAACATATGCACCTTAAACTCTTGTACGATGCCTTTTACCATTTCTGCCTCTTCCTCACTTTTAGGCATCATAA